CCACTCAGCGATCTCATACTGGATCGGAGTGGGGTCTGGTAGCTTGAGGTGTTTCCAACAGACAAACAAAAAGTTCCGAAAGTCCGTTAGTTGTTCCTCTACGTTCATTCGTTAGCTACTGCACAAAGATCCTCGTCGTCGTCATCTTGGAACGGAAGGACGTTCACCAGATCCGCAAGGGGAGATCCCTCGGATACACTGGTGTGGATGTTGTTGTCCTTGAGGAGTTGCCGTGCTGCGTTAAGTAACGAAGGGGCAGCTTCGCCCTCCTGGATGCGTGAGGTGAACTCGTCGATCAAAAGATCCTGGAGTGCGTCGAGTTTCAGCGACTTGTTTTCCTGTGTAGATTCACTCATAAAGAAAAGAAATATGGGGGTATCGTGAGAGGAAACCTACTTCTTTTTCAGGAGTTGTGCGATCTTTAATCCCATATAAAGAAGTGTGGCGCATCCAACTGCGATTGCCACTACAGTGTTCACTTGTTCAAGGGTAAGGTTCAAGACAAGACCAGTAACTCCGACTAACGATGGTGACACAGTGCTGTTCATTGTTCGATTCCATTCCGAATTTTCAGGGTGTCGGTATTGGATTAAGTTCCCCGCTTTTAACCTGTTGGATGTAGGACTTTCTTGCTTCTTTGTAACGTTCAAGAAGTTCCGGGTATTCCTTTACCAGTTCGTATTGCGCCTTGCTCCGGTATGCCCTCACGATCCGGTTGATAAAGTTAATCCTTGGGGTGTCCTTTCCTGTCTCCTCGTTGGGGATATACATGGGGATGCGTTGATAAGCCTTGGACTTCATCATCTTACGCAACGTCTGTCTCATGGTTTTTCCGTTAATTTCCACGGTTGACGTAAGTTCCTGGTATCTGTCAAAGGCTTGATTTCCCTCTTCGTCAAACACCTCACGCAAGTCTATGCCCTTTACCCCTTTGAAATAGGGTTCAGGCATTGAGAACCCGTGAAGCAACTGACCAATCTCCTTGTCCACGATGTCGTTCTTTTTAGACGACACATAAATAGGGTTGGCAATGCCAAGCAATCCTAACGGGTTTTCTCGGTAAATAGCGTCCCCCATGAACGTCCGTCTCGGAGGAACCTTGTCCTCAAGAAACGGAATCTTACGCATGAGAGCATCACTGAACGTCTTTGACTCTCTGAGCATTATTGCTCCCTCAGTGTCGTTGAGCTTATCAAACAGATTAGGGACTGCGATGCCCACTCCAATGTCTCTGAATGTTTTGGGAAAGTAGATCTCAGGTTCTCTGAAGATATTAAGGATGTTGTTTACTCCGCGAAGAAACGACTTGTCAGTGATGTTGTGTGCCAAGGTGAATGATAACGCCCCGAATGCTTGTTGTAAGTCCTCATCCTCGGGGTTGTATCGGTGGTAATTTGACATATCAGCAAACATCCCAATCATGGTGGCAAACGGGTCAAGACGTTGGTAACTGACGTATTTATCCCCAATCATCACAGAGTAAGGTCGCCACCCCGTAAGCTGAAGTGCTTCCCGTTCCTGCCTGTTTGCCGGTCCTGCTCCCGTAAATCTGTCCCTGTTGGCATTAAAGAAGAACCACATTGCTCCAACGGTCGAAGCACTGAACGAGAGTCTGCCCAGTATTTCTTCTTTCTCTATGTCTGATGCACGCCAGTATTTCTTTCTGGTTGCCGTTGCTTGCTTGCTCAACAGGGAGTTCTTAGCAAAACGACCAGCATCAATAACAGCACCTATGGGAGATCTTTTTAGAGCAAAAGCCAGGATGTTGTAAGGAGTGGTGAGAAACGGAATAAGTGGTTTTAAGATTGGGACATCTTTAAGCACGCCAGCAACCCTGGAGGAAATTGGTCCTGTGAGATCTTCAGTGAACGTAGCGTCCTTTGCATACGACTCTGCCATCTGAGCAAGTGCGGTTCTTGCTTGAGGTGACTCCTGTTTGGCTTTTGCCATGTAACGGTTGATGAACCGTGCTCTTGTCCCCTTGTAATCGGCTTTAAGTCCTCTTTCGTTCGCTTCGTCGATTGCAGCACGAAGCAGACCTTTCTCAGAAAACGAATGAACAGTGCCAGCAGGATTACTGACGATCTGCTTGTCCAGCTTGTTTGCGACATAAGTGGCAAGTTCGTGTCCGTCCGTAATCCCCTTTCTTTCTATCCCCTCCATCATCAACTCTCTGCGGGATAACTGAAGATACGAAAGAACCTTGAAGAACTCGTCCATTCCCCCAAGCAATCTCATGGGAAGTTTTGTCCAAGTGTTTGCCCACTGGAGTCCTTTTCCAGCAGGGGTATCTGCCCTCACGTTGAACTTTTCGGGGGCAAGTGCTCCCCTGGTCGTATCTGATTCAACAAAGGGACGGTTTCCTTGCATCAACCCGTGTCGTTCTCCTCCCCGTGAAAGAGATGCTGTGGTGTTTTTCCACGCTTGTGCCACATCTTCAAAGTGAGAGACAGAATCAAGAGTTGCTCTCAAAAGAGAAGTGTCCCCCTTTGTAACTGCTCGCCATCCTCCCGCCATTGCGGATTCAACGGTTTTAATGGCAAGACTCATAATGTTCCCAAGAGGAGCAATAGTCATAGTAGGGGGACCAGAAAGAATGTGACCTGCGTGGACTTGTGCTATCCCTTCAACCAATGCCCGTCCAAACCCACTGTTTACCGTGTTGGCTAAAGCTCGCGCCCGGTCCAATGGGTGCTCAAGGCTTGCTGCGTGCTTGATGCGTTCTATGTGGTGTTCTACTGATCCAGACCCGTAACGATGAGCAGAAACTTTATCAAGGACTTTGCCCGTCTCCATCTCGTAGAAGTTAAGACGGTTCTTTACACTGTCAGACAGTTGCTTTTGAAGAACACTCGGGTCTTTTTTCCCTTCATCCAGGGTGCTTTTGAGCTTGGTAAGTCGTCTTATCTGTCCCTTGTAAAAACCAATAATATCCTTGTCTACTTTCTTGAGAGAGGATGCGGGACGCTTTTGAAGCGTTTTGAGTCTCTCAGTTGCAATATCAATGAGATCCCCCACTCCCTTTTTTGTCTGAAGGACGGACAAGTCATCAGCATAGGTGAGAAGGAACCCACCATCCTCGACAATCTTGTCCATAAACTCAGGTTCATACTCCAGACGTAGTTCTTCCTTTTTCGTTACCGCTTCAGTGACATCATCTAAATCGAGATCCTTTGCTCCCCGTGCTTCGCTGAACCATCTGTCTTTTCGGTAGTTCTGTAGACCGTGACCGTAGTTCGATGCCATTCGGGATGACTCAAGATTGGCAAGAGAGACTTTGCGTTCCGCTTGAAACAACATCGCTTGCTTCAATTTTGATGTCGGATCTAGTGCGTGTGCGTTTGCAGCAGCAGACAACTGATCGTGATAATACAAGGTAGCTTTACGAAGCAGATAAGCGTGACCGTGGATCTCTGCCCACTTTGCGTCCTTTGCCGCAAACTCTGCCAAGTTCTCCGGTGAAAAGATGTCCGGTGAAACTCCTGTAGCTTCCGCAAATGCCCTTTGGTGGGCAAGGAAATCGTCAGCGTCCTTGAATAACCCCAACTTACCTTTCACAGCACCGTAGATAATACCAAGCACGCCTCTCAGTTCGTCAGGGGTATTGACACTGTTAAGCATCCCAATCTGCCTGGGAAGATTCAACAACGCTTGCTCTCCTGGGTTCTTTCCAGTGGTAGCGTTTTCAAATGCCTCATCAATGCTTGTGGAAGTTCCGTCTGGTTTTGTCGCTCCTTCAAGTGTTGTTCCTGTTGCCTCTGGATCACCGAAAGTTTCTCCCGCTTTCCTTTGTGCGTCTGCTTGCTCTTTTGGTGTTTTGGGGGAGGCATTGTTCCCCGCATCCCCTGCATCTTTCCCTAATTTACTTGCAGCAGCACCAAGTTCATCTTGCGCTCCTTCAGCCCCCTCTTTCGCTTGCTTTGCTTTTTTGAGAACATCCAGACCGTTTGTAAAGGACTCGGTGAGTTTTTTAGCAGCAGCAGGAGTCATCTTTGCTCCAGCAACCACTCCGGTCAAAGCAGACCCTAGAATGACTCCCTCAATGGTGTTCTTGATGCGCCCGTGGATAGCATTGTCGTCTGAAGCAAGATAAGCTGTTACAGGGTTTCTCAGCTTGGGGTTAGCTTCAATAAGATCGCTGAGTCTTTGGTTCAATCCATCGAACACAGCAAAATCAGTAACAGCACCAGCAGCAGTAATCCTTCCAAACTTTCCTGCCTTGGTTGCTGCTTGGGCGACTTTCAACACACGAACAGCAGGAATAAAACCAACAAGGAACTGAGTTATCCCCTCTGTCAGTCCCCCGGCAACTGTGTCAGTCCCCTCCGGGGCAATGAACCTCTTATCCCAATCAGGAAGGGAGATGTCTTTGCCATAAAGTGCTCCAGAGAAACTTTCCATCGAAAGATCTGCAAGTCCGTAAATACCTTGTAACGCCCCCTCAATCCCTCGCGCCACTCCGGTAAGCATATCCCACAGAATGTTAGCATCGTCGTCGTCGCTTTCCTCCTTGGGTTCAACAGGATCAATGTCCTTTGGGTAATCCTTGGGGCTTTGAAAGTCCTCACTGGAGATAATTTCTCCTGTGTTATCCTGTGTAACACCAAGCAGATCGAGACTAGACGTAGAGTCGAGTGTCTCCGTAAGTGCCTCGTCTCCAAGTGAGGCGGATCGAGTTCTTGGTAGTGCTTGCAGTCCCCCTGGAACTGATTCTCGGGCTAGAGAAGAAAGAAGAGACATGATTACTAATGAGGTTAAAAATGAGTTTTACTCTGCTGCTGCGGGACGAAGATCGGTTCCAAACCTTTTCTCTGCGATTGCTCGTTGAGCTTCGACAAAATCACCAAGGTTTCCTTCGTCTATTCCAATTATTTTGCCAAGAGAACGAAGTGCATCGTCACTTACCATTGATTCAAAGTTGTAGATGAATCTGGAAAAGGTCCGTTTGGCTTTTAGATTCAATCCAAGATCTTCAGATAAACTCATATTAAGAGTTTCTGTTCCTCCTAGTTGCACGGTTGTTCCGGATGTGCCAGGATAAGGCCCAGGAGTTGTCGCTCCTTCTTTAGCGATAACGCGAGAACCTGTGATTTTGCCCTGTTTCAGTTGATCCAAGGAAAAACCAAACCTTGTTATGTCCAGCATAAGAGCAGGGAAGGTCGTATTTCCTGCCTCCAAATCCAAATTGTTCTGCCTTCTCCACGCATTATCAAAAAAGGTGTTATGACTTTGCATATAAGAACGATAACCAGACAAAGACTTAATAAAGTCCCTTGAAGTGTTTCCTTCTAAAACCGTTTTCTGCATCAAGGGGTTTGTGTTTATTTGGTCAAAAAACCTCCTTACTTGAGAGGGCTTTTTCAAGTGTGCAATTCTGACTCCATTAACAGAAACAATCTCTCCTCCCACCATGCGCTTGTGAGGGTCGTCGTCCCCAAAAGACTTTCTCTTATCGTAAGGCCCAGGTTCCATCCCCCAAAACCCCTTGTAAGTGGGGTTAATATCATAAAAATCTTCATTCTCTAGGTCGATAACAGCAAGCCTCCCGGTCCCTTCTACTGTTACTCCGGTGTCCCCTTTTGTTGTTGTTTTATCCAAATACCCTAAATCACCAAAATCAGTGATTCGCTTTGCTTGTTTACGTTCTTCTACTTTTTCTTCTAGTTCAGGTCCAAACTCATTGCTTATCTCTTCAGACGTTCCTCTTACCTTTCTCTCGAAATCTTCCCGTATTCTTTCTCTTACGCTTTTTCTTAGATCCTCCCAATACTCAGGGGTATCCAAGACTGCTCTGTCTTTTCCAAATTGGTCGTTGATTTCGTTAGATACCTCCAACTTTACGTCACTGAGCGCACTGTTCATGTCCCCCAGGTATTTGTTCTGGATCGATACATCGTCCTCAAAGTCGATCTTCAGTGCGCTTGCCTCTTTTTTTACGATGTCATAAAGTTCCGCATCATTTTCTTTAAGTTCATCTAGTGTCGTCAACGCACTGAGCTTACCAAACATCCTTTCGGGTTCCCCCTCACGCCCGATTAACTGAAGATTCCTGGTTAGCAACGCAGTTGGTGATCCCTCTATCATATCCTGCTCCAGATCTTGCAAACTGCTCTCTAGGTATTTGAGAACTTCTGCACGAATTGGGTTAATAAGACTTGGGTGGGACTTGCTCAGTTCTTCCAGCTTTTCTCGCACAGCATCTGAGTAATCATCAAGCATCTCGGGTGTTGCACTCTCCGCTCGCAGTCTGTTTACCTTGTTGCTTATCTCCCCCTGATAAAAAGCTATGCCCTTTCTGTTCTGTGCTGCTGCTGCTTTGGCGTTGTCCCCGTTGATGTTGTTCTCAATCCTGTCAATGTAACTTCTGGCAGCAAGTAGAGCATTCTGCCTGTTTGTGTCAGCGTCAAATACCAGTGGTCCCTTTAACGGTCCCTCGGTTTCACTGTCGTAACGAAGTTCGTGAAGAGAATCCAGGATGTCTCTAGCTTGTTGCGGCTCGATTGTTCCGTTGAGCGTGTTCGCTATGACTGATCCAAGGACTCTGTTAGGAACGTGATTCTTGCGTTCTTTTACTCCTATGCCTTTATCAGCAAGCTGTTTGTCATACTCAATAACATCGTCTTGAATAATCTCCACAGCAGGAATGGATACGATACGAGCAGGATCACCATCAGGTAGCATACTCCCAAGCACGCTTATAGATACGGACTCTTCTGTGTCCCCCGTATTCGGGTTGTCTGCTCCTCCTGCCCCTGGAGAGTGAGGCATGAAGAAGTGAGCGTTGTCCAAAGGTCTACGAAGAAACTCATTCAAGGTGTCTGCGTATTCCTTGCGTCCCGCATCCGATTTTATCCACTCAAGCATCTTTTCATCCATGATGGAGAAAGGCTCAAGATGAAAAGCGTTGGATCTTCCCCGTTCGTTGGCAGTTGTAGAAATAACCCGTGAGGTCACTTTGCGTCCCGTAACTCTGGCAACAATTACTGCCATCGCTTTCGCCCACTTTTTAGATGCGTCAATCTGCTCTTTAGATGCGTTGTCAGGGTGGACGACAAGAGGGTTTGTCATCTCGTTCCCACTCTTGTTCAGATCCAGCAGAAAAACAGATCCTCCAGCACCAGCAATTGCTTTTCGGGTTTGATCGCTAGGTTGGAAAAGATTAACGCCATTAGTCCCAAGTTTTTGTTTCTTGAGTATTTTGTCTGGACCCCACCCCATGACCTTTATCTTGGCAAAGGGATCTTCTTTAGGTTCCCCCGCTGCGCCAATACTTCCAGGGTCGCCCGGTAATCCTAAAGTTGGAAACCCTTTCCCGTCATCCTCGGGGACCGCAGGGGGATCAACAGGGGCAACAGAAGGAGGACCGTCAAGACTAGGAAAACTAAACCCCTCTCCTGGCACGGCACTCGGATCAAACTCCGTCTTTGACCCGTCTGAATTAGTAAAAGCACCCTCATCAGATGCGGATAAACTAATAGGGTTCGTATTTATTGCCGCTTCCTGGATAAAGGCCCGATTCTCCTTTTCGTAGTTTGATGCAAGTTTGCCTAACAACGCAGGAAGTGCTCTTTCCAGCCACATATTGTGACGCTCCCGCATAAAGTTGTCCCCTTTGAGAATGTTCTCATTGTAGTAAGACCCGGCACTGACAAGACGCTCCCCGGCAACTCGGGCAAGATCTTCCTTATTGTTCACGCCTTGAGCCGCAAACTGCTCTGGAGTGGTGTTAAAAAGTTCGACATAAGCACTGTGCACTTTAGGCGCAATCTTTGAATTATTAAGCCTGTCGTAAAGTGTCTGGCTATACGCTTTCTGTTTTCCAAAATCTGAGAACAGTCCCTCAACATCCGTATCCAACGGAGTCCCCGTAGAAATTGCGTGTTCTGCTGTAGCAATTAGATCATCAAGCGGGATGATGTTTGCTTCTCGCGCCCCTTGTGCCGTCTGGTATTGACCAAACTGCTCTAAAACAGGATTAAACTTCTGGAGTGCGCGGGAAAGCTGAAGAAACTCGTTGTCTTTGGGGGCAGCTTGCACAGCAACTTGGTAACGTCCTGCTGTTTGGATCGTAGGGTTCAACGGAACCTGTCCAAGAGACAAATCAACTTGCTGTCTGCGGGTGCCTTTCAACGCATCTGCTAAATCTTGTAATCCTGACATGGCGAATAAAAGTTAAGCAGTGTACCTGCTCATTATGTTTGCTGCGTTAAGCCCGGTCATTGCCCCATCAAGTCCTGCTTCCAACAGGCTCGCTTGTGGGACAGGTCTGTTGATCCTGAGTTGGTTCTGGTGGCTTGCAATAACACCCTGTTCCAGTTGGAGAGCAAGAGCAGTGTCTTGCATTTCTGCTCTCATATCTTCAGAAGAAATATAAGCACCCTCTTTGCGTGTCAGGTTGTTGATAACGGCATCAACAGACAACCCACTGATTCCTGCGTGTCCTGCTGCAAGGCGAGCTTTCGCCCGTGCCTCCCGTGCCGCTATTTCTGCTGAAACTTTTCTTTGTCCTCGTCCAACTGCTGTCTGAGCTTGCTGCTGGCGAAGGGAGATCTGCTCAGAACGCAACCTTTCGTTCTCTGCAAGACTTGCTCGTCGTTGTGCTTCCTCCTGGGCTTTAGCAGCATTGCGTGCGCCAATGAAACTCGATGCTCCTTGAGCGACCCCTATGATTGCGGCTGGATTACACATAATGACCTAGACTATAACAAACATTTCAAACTCCTCGTTGACGGGGAGAAAGACTGCACCACAGAACTTCAACCACCGTTTGCTGGATGTGTTCTTTCGGGCAATCAGATTCATGCAAGGTCCGTAGTGATCCACGAATCTCCTTACATACTCTTTGCTGGTCTTTATGAACTCCGCGCCACACTTCTTAACAAACCCTTTTACCGCAAGCATCCACAGGTAACACACCTCATGGGGAGCACACGATCCCACGCCAAACATGGCAAGTGGTTCCTTTGTCTCCTTTTCCACTATTGAATACGTCTCCATGTCCTCCTTGAGTCCCTTTTCCATACACGCATCAGGGGGCAAAGACGCACACCGATCACATTCAAAAGCGTCAATATCCCGAATATTTTCAGCAATAGGCTTAATATCACCAGGGTGCGCCTTTCGGATATAAACGAATTTATAGTCTGCTGTACCTTGTATGGACATTAGCTTCAAATTCGGCTGAGTTGAAATTACCTCCAAACACGCTGTCGTTGACAAGTTCGATGACGGTATCCTCTGCTGATGTAAGCACTGATGCCCTGAACTTTCCTGAGTCGGAAGTGGTGGTGTCAGCAGAGTCAGCATCGTAGGTGAACGTCTTTTCGGCTCGGCGGAACGGAGTGACCTTTACTTTGAAATTGTGAGCATCCGTAAAGAACAAGGTCAGGTGTCTCAGGATGTAGCGAGTGGACCCGTATTGGACGGGAGGATTCCCCTGCTTGAAAACAGGCTCAGAGAACTTGTAGGACATCTCGTAGGGGAACCCCGCAAGAAGATCTCCTTTGAAGCGTGTGGTGATCTCAGGAGTCCCGGTAGCGTTGGATGTCGCACTCCAGCTTGTGTAGGTCGCTGGATCAGTTTCAGTCCCCGATCCAGGAGTGGTGGAAGTCCAGATGCTATCGTCGTTGCCCGTAGAATCAGGCATATATTTAAGCGTTGCCGTATTGGTTGCCGTGATCGTCAGCGTTGTTCTCGGGTAAGAAGAAGCTCCCGTGTCGTAAGCTGTGTTGCCATCCACAGTTCCTATGGAAACGATGAACGCATCAAAAAGGGGCGAGATGGTCCCCGATACATAAGCACCAGTAGTCATAAATGATCTGGTTGTAACAGAATCATCAGCATCTTGGGCTTGCATCGCAACAGATCTTCCAAGGGTATCGTAGAACGATAACGACGAAGTTCCTGATCCTTGGTGAAACGTCCCTTCGCGCACCAGGGCATCAAAGGAAGCTGTAGATCCGTTGAACGTCCCGTGCTTCTTGCGTGCGTCCATGTGGACAATCAAGTCCCCGGTGGTGTCGCCATCAACAACCTCCTCCCTCATGTCCAACTTGCAAATCAGCATCTTTCTCTCTCCTGGGTCCATCCCAAGGATAAACAACTCGGAGTTGATGAACTCCATAGCGTAGACGTTGAATGGGAACGTCAGTTCTGCCCACGCTGAGATGACCTTTTGCCGTTCTTGAAAGACAAACTTATACAGGAAATACTTCTGCGTTGCTGGCGATGTGGTGCAATCCCCCGTGGTGACGGCAAGCATATTCTCCGTAGTAGATCCGGTCATCTTAAAGTAGCTGTTCCGGGGGATATACGAAGGCACCTGTGCCGTGATGTCCGTAGACTCGTAGATGTCTGCTGCGTCTTGCAAAGCAAACTCGTTGATGCTGTGGAACCCTCCACGTTGAGATGGAAAGTAAATGAACGGACCTATTGCCTCGGGGCGAGCAGAGGTGTCTGTGTTGTAGTTAGTTACTGAGTTAACTGCTATAGAAGAGGGCGTTAACGCTTCTCTGCCATCAATAATGAACTGACCACGCTCAGAAAATAGAATCATGTTGTCCTGAAAAGGGACTGCTGCGTGTAGATTTTGAACCCTGTTCGTCGCCACTGTGACATCAATAGGGGCAGTATCAAGCAACGTGCGAACCGTAGTGCGGAACAGATTTGTAGTGACTCCGCTTTCAGACATAACCACTGAGTCTTCAGCAAGGAACCCCAGACGATTCTTAAAAAAGAACAAATCACTGATGCGTTTTCCTATGAATGAAGGGTATGGGTTTGAATCGTCATCTCCTACTTCTCTTGCGTCCCATCTAGTAGGTCTAAGAGTAAAAGCGTCTGTCCCTGTGTTCTCCAGGGTATAAGGCATAGTCTCTTCATCGAGCCTATCTAAAACTTCGTAACCAGCAGATTCTACCCACCGTCCGTGACCAAAAGATTCACCGTGGTCCGTCTTGAATCTCAAGTAATAGTCGTCTTCCTCAAGATGTTTTGCTCCTTCTACTTTTATCTGGAACCCTAAAGGAGCTACAACAGGTAGCTCAGAAAGGTTTTGAACAGTCCCTTTAACAGTTCCTAGTGCTGTGTTGCCTTGAGAGTCTGTGCCGTGTATTGCAAAGTCTTCAGCATCTGCTCTTTGGATAAATATAGTGCTCCCGTTATCGGTAGACTCATAGTTAGCTGCCCCTGATGCTAACCAAGAACCAAGGTCTTTAGTTATCCCAGTAACGCCAGTGGAATCATTCTCTAATGCTTCCGCAAGCGCGTGTGCAATGTATTCAGTTGCTATCTGTTCAGAAGTTGCAGCAGCAGCAGTAGACACAGAGACAACTCCATATCCACCTGTAACAGAAAAAAGAGAAGTCGAACCAGGAGCTGTTGTCCCGTTATATATGCCAGCATCAATTATCTCAGTAGATTCAACCGCTCCTGATGCTGAAATAGACAAACGAATAACAGGTGTTCTTATCCATCTGTCGTCGTCTTCAAAAAGAACAGCAGGAGCTTCAGCGTATCCAGTCCCCGCAGCATTAATGGTGACTTCTGTTACTTCCCAACCCTCTCGGTCGCCGGGACCCCACCAATTACGAGAACGATAAGTAAGAGAAATTGCCGCAGGAGTAATGCCACTCCCTGTATCTGAATCAGTAAATTTTAGCTGATACTTTGTCCCTTGTGCTCCTATTTTAATGAAAGCTAAAGCATCGTGCTTTTTGTGGGCATTAGTCCTCGATGTCGTATCCTTTGCTGCGGTTACTGTAGTGTTAAGCAAGTAAGTGGTGTCAGCATAAGTAGCGGACTTGATGTAGTTAACACGATCTAACCCAGGGCAATCAAAGTAATCAGGAAGCGACGCTTCTGCTGCTGTGGATACCGTTGCTTCAGCAGCGTCTTTAAGAGTGATCGTTGCTGGTGCTCCTGTATCAAGATTAAAGATACGCAACTTAGAAGCATCAGCAGCAGCACCGTAAACAATACCTACATACCTTTCCGTTGCTTTCTGCCCTTGAGCAGCACCTGCTGTCTGAATGGACTCTCCCCGGTTAATGAAGAAGTAGTAGTCCTTGTTTGTAATCGAAACACCCCCGTATTCAGACGCAATATCAATAGCATCCACCAATTCTGCATACGGACGCTTAATCAGTCCCTTGATAACGGACCCCACAGCATTCGTCTGCTCCTCGCACTGTCCGTTAAAACGAAGCGAGGGTGCTTGCTGACTTACCCCCTGGACGAGATTGGGGACGGTGGTAGATACATTAGCCATGTTGCCTTATCTCAGTGAGTAGTTGCGGTTGATGCCCACTCTGCTTGCCGTGTCGTAGTGACTGAAGATCGTGCGGTCAGAACTGTTGCCTTCAATGTCCTCCAGCCTCGCCTTAGCGTGCATCTCGTCACGAATGATAAGGTTCTCAAGTTCTCTCGATCCCACCAACCGGGCTTGCAGCATCCTGGCAGCACGCAGAGTTATGTATCTTCGTGCTTGCTCGACTAACTGGTCAAAGTCCAAAAGGTAGGTTATGTCCACCTTGAGTGTAGACGTTGTAAATACGTCCGTCCTGTTCTTGCGGTCGTAGACAAACAACCCACGCTGAACCACATCCAGGGACGCATCAGTTGCATCCATGTCGATTGTGTTAGTAGGCAAAGGAAACTTACTGTCCCCATCTGCGGTCAATTCGTGCTCCTTTACCGTGTTGAAATGCCACCCCTCTGCTTGAACTTCCCGTGAAACTTCAGCAAGGAGGTTTACCGCAATCTCAGCACTCGGGGGCAAGGTTGTCAGGTCAGTCGGAATTGATGCTACGGATGACTCCGATATGTAAGAAAGCATCGTGTTTACTGCCTCTAGTTGCGTGGTCAGAGTAGCCATAATAGTATTGCTTGCAAAATGTAAACAAAAAGCCCCCGTCCAACAACCCTTTTAAGGAGAGGACGGGGACTTGAAGAAGTTAAGGTAGCTTACCCTACTGGATGATGACGGCAGCTTCCGGGCGAAGAACCCCGTGTCCCATCGCGTATTTCGCGACAAACAAGGTGCCTTGAAGCTCGATCTTGTATTCCGACTCAGTAGCCAGATCAAGGAGCTTAACGGTGCCGATAGCGGACGGGTGAGCAACGTAGATCTCATCTTGGTCGAGATCGTTGTTGTAACCTGCGGTATCACCAAACGGGTTGTTCAGTGCGTTGCCATCGTCAGCGTCCAGGTCGCCAGTTGCCTTGGTAACATCAGAAACGTGGTTGCTCTTGATGACTCTAAGACCAGCAACCAACGGGATGTTCCCGCTAGATACGTCTCCAGAACCACCAAAATCCCTGTCAATTACAGTCTCATTGCTCGCAAGCAGTGCGTAGTAATCGCGTGGGGAAACCAGCGCAAAACGAGTCCCATCGTTAGGAACGTCATTCTCGTCGAGTTTCTGAGCAGCAGCAAAAAGCTGATCAGCAATCTCAGCAGCAGTCGGAGTGCTGGACAGACCAACAAGGATCGATCCGCCCTTACCTCCGGTGACGTTAGCAGAAGCACGCCCCGCAGCAGCAATCGTTTTCATGGTCGCCAAGTCAAAACGCTTCGCAAGTGCTTTTCCAAGCTCTTGAGCGTAGACGGAGCGAACATCGTAGTGATTGACAAGTTCGTCCCAGTTGGAAATGAACGTAGACGCAACCAGAAGTTTATCGATGTTGATTACCTTCTCGTTGTGGTTGATCTCCGACAGGTAGGAATTACCAGAGTCAGCGATGTTCTGTCCAGGGGTATGGTATTTAGCAGATGCAACGCCAGTCACAGGGAACTGTGCCGACTTTCCACTGCTGATCGTGCGAATCGTGTGCAGATCCTTCATAACTGCGTTCTCTTCAAACGTAGTCAGGATTTCTCCAGAAAATACTTTCAGGAAAAGATCATACACATCAGTCGCGTGAGAATTGATTGCTCCCAAATGGGAAACAGTAGTATCTCCATTAGCCATGATGAATAGGTGTGGTTAGATGTTGTGAATTTGAGTTAAGAAATATCACTCAAGGTTTCGTTCAACATTCCGGTAAAAGTGGTTGGCTATCCTGGGTTATCGGGTCGCAACCCGGCCTAGTGTTGTGCCTCTTTAGGAAAGTTTCTCTCCTTGTGAGATAAACCTCGATTATCACAAAAAAGAAAAAGCCACAAGTGTGACTTCTTCGTAGACATGGGGTGAGTGCGGAGTAGGTAGGGAGGACCGTAGCTACCTTAGCCCCCGCACTCGGTTTGTTGTGGTCCCCTCTTTGCCCCTACTCTGCCTCGCCAGCAGAATCGGAATCGGGACGAGGAATGATGTCAAGCCCTACACAAAACTTGGGCGGAAGAGGGCGCACCGTCACATCCAACTGAACGTCAGATTCGGGGCTGGTGAACGGAATAGGAAGCGACCCTCCCAGGTTAGTGGACGAGCAGGATGAAACACCGACAAGGGCAGCAAAAGCTGCACAGATAACAATAAGGTTTGCTTTCATTTACGCCAAAGGGACTACATTCCCCCGTCTTAAATGTCCAGAAGTTTTATCGCTATGAGAAGAAGCATCCCCAAAAGCAGGGTAAAAAACACCATTTGCGGCAAATCATCGAACATAGCAGCATACCTCGTTATTGGTTCCCGTGCTCCAGATCGTTCACATAATCCAGGATCTTTCCAATCGTCTGCTTCTCCTCCGGGGAGAACCTGTGTGTCTTTAGATCCCCAAGGAATTCAGGTATCCGACTCGGAGGTGTCATCCGAATGCACCCACTCGTCAATGTCACGCTCAAGCTCAAGATGCTTACGACGACGATACTCCTTATCATAGGAATCAAGAACAAGGGTGAGCATCTCCGCTAGTTTGGGAAAAACAAGCAAAAACCGGACCAACAGAGACACCCACCCCATGTTAAAACTATTTGCTGCTCTTTGCTTTTCCTACGTTCAGCGCAAGCCAACTCACCACCTTACTGGCACGCTCAACCCACTTGTTGTCGCTTTCGTTGGGAGTCATCGTAGCAATGAGACTGGCGACCGTAACAACACCTGTAAGGATGCCGATCACTTCTGCTTTGTTCTCGTTAAACCAAGTTAGTGCTTCAGCCATATCTATTAGATTTTTGAGATTGAAAGTCGTTTCTCAACGTGCGCCCGATATGCGGGATCTTTCTGGTAGCGTGGGTCACGCATAGCATCAGTAACCTGTGCTGTCGAGTTAAACGGAGCAATGGATGCCCCCGCCACTTGACCCTTTTCAATGGAGACAGGCTCACCTCCGTCACGCAGAAACCGGGCGTACATCCCCTTGATTGCCATCTTTGAGGTGCTCAAGTCGCCAGAGTCCACAGAGTTATTGTAAGCGTGCAGTTCTTCGTCAGTCAGCGCACTTGCTGCCCAAGTGGACATGGCATCGTAGTTCTCTTTGCCTCCCACCTCCGACATCATCTGGTTTGTAGAATCCTGCTTAACGCTTTCAAACCCTTTGACATACATCTCAACAAGCTCCCTGTTGATCCCTGCCTTCTCCAAGTTGCTGTAAGTGAGGTCAGTGAGTTCGCCATTTTGCTCAAACTCCTCAGTTGCCTTACTCACCGCAGAATTAACAGAGTCCTGGATAGCTTGCTGCTCCGCAGTTACCTGTGCTTTTTCATCGTCTCTCTCCTTTGCGTGGTAGTCCTTTTCCAGATTTGAGTATGCCTTGGCAAGTTCCTCTGCGTTCTCAAACTTCTCAGGCAACCACTCAGGACGATCCCCATCAGGTTTGTCGGTGTCATCCGCAGTCTCCTGTGAGTCTAACTCCAGGGCTTGTTGCTGCTGACCCTGCGACTTCGCCTCCTCTTGCATTTTCGCTTGTTCCTCCAACGTAACCTGCTCGCTTTTTGTGGGTTCATTGATCGTTACTGAGTGTAGTTCTGCCATGTTATTTGAACGGTTTGTTTTTAGTGTGCGTCCTCGACACGCTTACGCCTCAATACAAGGAGCAAGACAACAGGGACAGCGATGATAAAGATTATTTCCTTCATTGTTTTCTCTAGTTATCGACTTATGCGGGAGCAGTAGCGTCTTGCACTTCTTCCGCATCAGACATCTGGGATACATCAACATTCCCGGCAAGCATCTGGTCGTTCATCATCTTGACTCCCTCGGGACCAAGTTTGTCAACCATCTGCTGCATCTGAGCCTGTTGCTGCTCTTGCGCCAGTTGCTCTTGAGTCTTGATGAGTCCCTCAGTCTTGATCCCAAGTGCAGTCGCACGCCTCTTAAAGTAATCCTCGATGTTGACAAACTGAGCGATTGCTTGCGGACCAACCACCTGTGCTGCCCCGGCAAGAAACAAGTCGAGCTTGGATAGGTCGTTGCCTCGTCCAAGTGCTTCCACTCCCGCAATGATAACAGGCTTAACCAACCCCTTTGGAAGCGGGGGAAGTTTCTTCTGCTTTTTCATTACTGCCATCAACCGTGTGACCATTGGAAGCTGAAGGTCGTTGCTGAGAAGAGAATACGCACCGGAAAGGGAAGTCTCCAATTCCTGGGAAAGCATTCGGATCTCCTCCGCAG